GGCCGCGAGTAAAAGCATTTTTCGGCCGGATAACATCAGATGTCATTGGTGTCACGCCCATCGATTCTGATGTGGCAATTTTCTTCGCCACTTCTGGCGCAATATCACCTTTTATAGCCGTTATTCCACGCCCTATTCCCTTTGCTGCTGCGGAAAGAACACCCTGAGCGGCAAGGTTAACTCCGGCATTTTTAGCTGCATTTTGTGCGAAATCGCCTTTCTGATTTGCGGCCTCTGCCAGTGATCCAATAGCCATGCTTCCTGCCGTTCCAACTCCTGGAACTAAATACCCACCAATTGTTTCTCCAGCTTGCGCATAAGGGTCTGTCGGTCGATCGACAGGGCGATAAACATCATCCAAAACCTTGGGGCCACCAAGACCCTGACTGATTGCATTAATCAGACTTGCGCCACCCTGCAATACGTCAAATGGTATGTTTACCAGACCACGACCAGCCTGTTCTGCAATTTGCCCTGCACTTTGACCACCAGTGAGCCAATCGCCAGCTTGTTGCATCAATGATGGTTCTTCACGTGCTGGTTCATTATTGGCCTGATTAACTGTTTGTTGCTGAACAGCCTGACCAGCAAAATACTCATCAATGGCGGTGCCAATATCTTCCGTGCTCGTACCATCAGGGAAGGTAAATGTCTTACCGTTTGCAGTTACTTTCATCATTCCACCGTAAATTGAATGCCTGATTTTGAGGTATATGATCCGGATTGACTCTGCTGCTGTTGGGTATTTGTCGGTTGTTGGCTATTGCTCTGTTGTTGACTATTTGCAGCACTTGAAACCACCAAAGCATCATAAACGCGACCAGACTGACCACGTAATGAGTTATATTGGCCCTGCATTTTTCGCATTTTTGTTTCAGTAGCAGCCTTGGAATCACCGGGCTGAGGCAGGTACATTTTGGAATACTCCTGCATCTCTGGCAGAGTAATTGCTGCACCTGTTTCTGGGCGCAAAATTGCATACAAGGCGTCTCTCGCATTTACCATATATTGCTGCTCCGCTGGTGATAGGCTTAAATTTGCAATAGTCCCATCACCAAGAGAGCGATTTATTAATGCAACTCGCTTAGGGTCAATGCTTTTACTAAGCTGATTCATTGAGTCCATTGAATCTTTTAATCGCAAAGCAAATCCTGCCGCCTTCTTGGAACCCTCATTAGCCTTATCTATGATGCTTTGCGCTTGTGGCAAGCTAATTGGTTTAATGCCATCACCAGATATAGGTTGGTTTAGTTTTCCGGCTTCCTCGCTGCCATCGGTGTAATACTTAGTTACCGAGCCATCAGGATTGGTTTCAACCTTAAGTAATTTCTTAGCATTGGGATTAATTCCCGCCGCTGCCGCAAATGCCGCTGCACCATCTGGATCCGCCTTTAACATTTGCGCGTACTGATTGTAATTCTGCATTGCGGCTGTTGGTGCATATGCTGACGTTAACGCATTTGCTCGGCTAATATCCTGCCCTCTCGCCTGAAGTGCTTCACCAGCCTGATTGCTGCGGATTGTCTCTGCCAGCCTGCCTCGGTCAATATCACGACCAGCCATCTTGTCCTGAACATTGAAGTAATCAATCGGACCAAGAGCAGCCATTCCAAGGTGATCAACAAACTCACCAAATCCTGAAGGATTCTGCTGATACATCTGAGCAACGCTGTTAGGGTCAACACCGACGCGAGTCAGTTCCTTGGCGTTGTTTTGCAGCCATGATTGCATTGCTTCTGGAGACGATGACGCAAGGCGTGCGCCAGCCGCTAAGGTGCCGATAGAATTGCGCTGCTCTTCATCAATGAATCCCATGCCTTTACGAACGGATTCAATCTGGTCTGGATATTGAGTAGCCAACTGACGCAAAGCACCGCGATCACCAGACGCATAAGCATTAGCGTATGCCTGCTGAAATTCTTTCTGCCGCTGAGCCTGCTTTTCCTGCTGAACCCCCCCGCAATACCTGAAAGGCCTTGCAAAGCAGTCAGCCCAACATTGTTAGCGCCTGAACGCTCAATATCATTGTTCTGCCTGATAAGCTGAAGCGTATTGCCGATGTCATTTACGCTCGGAGCGTTTGAGTTGACGCCGCCGATACCAGCCAACAATCCGCCATTTGATCCTTGCCAAGTAGCCATGATTACCCCTTAAAACAACGAACCAAGCAATCCGATACCAGCACCAATGCCAGCGCCCCAAGGTGTTGATGTTCCCAAAAGGCTGGCAAGACCTGCACCGGCAATCGCACCAGACGTTCCGCCACTAATTGCTGTCTGAAGACTTGATGGTTTGTTGGCATTAGCAGCGGCAAGAGCTGCGCTTTGCTGTGCAATGCTGCTCATGTTGTTGGCGTACGTCTGCCCGGCGTTTGCCTGACCTTGCAGAGCACCAAGCCCAACGTTTGCCAGATTGTTGTAATTGCTCATCTGATTTGATAACCAAGACTGACCGAGTGTCGGCGCGATCGTAGCCAGTTGATTGCTTGTGGCTGTCGAACCAAGTCCACCCGTCGCCTCCGCAGCAGCAAGACTCTGGTAACGCGCCTGACCTGCAAGGTCTTTATACTGCTGAGAGTTGTAATACTGATTAAGTGCCTGCCCCTGACCTTCTAAACTGGAAAGATTCTGAAGCTGGTTAACATACTGCTCCGCAAGCGGCGTGAACGGAGCAAGGTTTTTCATGATCGTCTGCCACTGCTGATTTTGCAGGTCTGCGGCATACTTCTGAGCTTCTGCTGCATACTTTGCGCTTTTATCAGAGCTGCCACCTTTCCCGCCTTTTTCAGGGCAATAAGGTTCCTCGCCGCGCAGTTTTCTGCCCAGCTTAAATGCATATAACATAGCTATCTCCCGTGATTCAGGAAGTCGATTAGTTCTTCGCGTGTGGCGCTGTAAAACGTCACGTCATCCACGCCTTTGAAGTATTTCTTGATGGTTCCTACACGCTTAAGGCCAATCATTGCGCAGTACATCTGACCGTGGCGGAATTTGCGCGCAGCGAACGATGTGACGCACTGAACGGTGGTGTTAGTCAGAATGTATCGCCAGAACGCCAGCCCGATTTCCTTGCTGAAGCCGCGAATCTCTGACAGGTACATGGCGTGGCAATCGAATGTCAGCGGCTGAATCTCCTGATAGTAAACAATGCCGCCAAACTGACCGTGCACGTTAACCTCAAAGTAACGGCATTCAGGCTTGTAATCGTATCCATCACCATTGTTGCTTCCGGCAATAATGTCAGGGTGATTTCCGACTGCTTCGATCAGGTCGATGTTTCGCGTTGGTTTGAACTGAATCATTACTGCTCCGCGATTATCTTGATGGTTGTGGCAGTAAACGCCGCACCATTTGACTGAATGGTTAACGTGCTGCCATTTGTGGCAAGAAAGCCGTCTTTATCCACGCTGAAGAACGTAGCTAACAAGATGTTGTCGGTTGTTGTCACCGCATTACGACTGCTAACCAACGTGTCAGGAACAGAACCGGAAAATGTTAGCTGCATTGACCTGTTGGCGGTTCCGCTGGGCCACGTCCCGACAATCGACAGCTTGAAGAACAGGGTTTTGTTCTCGTTGAACACAACCATCTTGTTGTTAACAGTGTCGAAGAATGGTGCCAACGTGCCGGATGACGGCGTGAGCGTTTTCAGCAGGCTAACAAGGTTGGTCGGCGCTGTCGGGATGGTTACTGATACGCCAGAGTAAACAACCTCTGACTTCTTGCGAGTAGTGGCATACTCCAGAGCATCGATGCGCGATTCATGGTCTGAAACCTGCGACTCCAGCGACTGAACTCTGGTATCAAGCGACGCAATATCGCTTTCATTCTGAGCGATTCGCGTTTCATGTTCCTGAAGAGTTGATTCTGCCTGGCTGATTCTCTCCTCATGATTAACAAGCGTTGCTTCCGCAGCAGAAATTCGCTGCTCATGGTCAGCGAGAATCACATCCTGCTCATCGTTCCTGACTTGTGCGTCATAAGCGCCCTGTCCGGCCTCGTTGGCCTTGTTAGCCACGTTACCAACATCAGTACCCTGTGCGATAACGTACAGCAGATATGACTGCGAAAAGATATTGCGTGGAAGGACTGATGTGTCGAGCCGTGTAGCCTGAATGATTACCGGCACATTGAGATTCGAATCCGCCATTACTCAATCCTTATCTGGCAGCCAGACAGAGTGACAGGTGACTTC